ATACTCCTTTGTTAAAAGAGTGGGTTAGCTAATAGCTGCCCATTCTTTGCAAAGATATATTAACTAATAAAAAAATAAAAATATGAGCTGTCTCGCAACCGCAGGTTTTCTCGTTAATTGCAAAGAAGGTATCGGTGGTATAAAAGCCATATACATCGGAGCATATAATACATTTTCATATTCAGCCGCTACTCCAGCAACTATAGATCCTACTACCAATATGGTAACGGCTCTTGCTACTGGTAGCGTGTACGAATTTGAATTACCTAAACACACAGGATCATTTACTGAGGAAGGTGCTATAAGCATTGAGAATGGTACTGTATACTACACACAAACTATAGTATGTTCATTTCACACAATGACTGCTGCACGTTCATTACAACTGCAAAACATCTCTAAAGGTCGCAATGTAATTTTCGTACAGGATAACAATAGTAATATATGGATGTGTGGCTACAAAGATGGAGCTGAAGTTACTGCATTTACAACAGCTACAGGAACGGCTAAGGGCGACCTTAACGGGTACACCATCACATTCACAGCAGAGGAGAAAGATAAGGCATACTTATTAGATCAAGATGCTGGAGATACTCCATTCCAAGATTTTACTACTATTACAATAGTACAAGGTACACTGTAAAGAAAATTGTGCTATATTAGAAGCATGATTTATTTACTAAAAAATACAGCAGCACAGCTCCTCTACCTTACACTAAAGGAAGGGGAGCTTTTGTTGTCTAACCCCTATACAGATTATCTGCTTGAATTAACTAATGAGCAGACACTTGAGAAGCTGTACGCTATCCCTAATCAGATAGCTCAGAACGATAGATACACTACTATAGAGGTAGGCACTAACGCCAACGTGCCTCTATCAGCAAGCCTACTAATTAACTATCCAGCGAGGTTTAGTTACATAGTTTACGGGCAGAACAGTAATACAAATTTAGATCCTGCTAATGCTGTAGTAGAGGGAGTAATTGAGAAAGGCTATTTAATAGTTGAAGATATTACTACTCCACGTTTCACAGAGCCCGATTTAACAATAGATAACGACATAGCATACAATGGATAAGATAGCACACTCAGCACCTATGTTGGTTAATCTTGCTGCAGCAATGCCTCAAGAAGCTAACGAGAAAGAAACTCCTAAAGGATGGGTAACATTAGGTGAGGCTAACTCCTTTCCGAATTACTTAATAGATTTATACTATAGCTCACCGGTGCACTCTGCACTAACTATGAGCATAGCTTTCATGATAGCAGGGAAAGACTTTAAGAGCGATAACCCTCCAGCTCAACGTGAGATAGACCGATTGAAATTAAATACAATTAGAAGGTCTATCACGCTTGATGCTAAGATGCAGGGCGGCTTTTACTTAGAGATAATTTGGAGCGTAGATAGAAACACTGTAGCTAAGATTAATCACTTACCCTATGAGAATTGCCGTCTTGCCGTTGCTAATGATGAAGATGTTATACCTGGCATATATTATTCTAAAGATTGGAATGATATGCGTAAGAAGAAGAATATACCGGTATTTATCCCGATGTATAATACAACTTCAAAAGCAGATGAGCCTTCTCAAGTGCTCTTTACTGGAATAATGACACCCGGCTCAGCTTACTATCCTAAGCCTGATTACTATAGTGCTATCAATTACATAGAAATTACAAGAGAGATCAGCGAATTCTACCGAGCTTTCTTAAGCAATGGTATGGCCCCTTCGTATTTTCTCCACATGAATAACGGTATTCCTGATCCTGAGGAGCAGTTAGCTATTAGAAGGAATTGGGAGACCATGGTAGGTGCAAAGAAAGCAGGAAAGGTAGTATTTACATTTAATGAATCAGCAGATAGAGCTCCACGTTTAGATTTAGTCTCTATGACTGATGCAGATAAGCAATGGATGGAGTTAAGCACTCAGTCAAGAGAGAATATATTAGGAGCTCACAGAGTTACCTCACCCCTATTATTTGGTATTAGAGATGGAGGAGGGTTAGGCAGTAACGCTGATGAGATGAAATCAGCTTACAGAATCTTTAATAAGAATATAATTGAGCCATACCAACAAATTATTACGGAAAGTATTGATGAAGTATTTAAGGGTATGGGCATTATGGCTGATATTTATATTGAGCCTAATGATATATTCTCTGATGAGATGGATGCAGCAGCGACTGAAGTAATTGCACCAACTGTTGCAGATAATGCACCTACTGATCCTAACATAGCTGCACCTGTAGCACCAGCAGGAGCTTCAGTAAGTGATGTAACTTACAACGGTGCTCAGATAGCAAGTGCTTTAGAAATTGTAGCAGCAGTTCAGACAGGAGCATTAACTAAGGAGCAAGCTATTGTATTCTTAGTGCAGTTCTTACAGCTTCCAATAGACGTAGCTACTGCAATGTTTGAACCTACCGGAGGGAACGCTGTAGCTAAACTATCTGCTCAAAAAAAAAAGACTAATTTAGAACCACAAGAGAAGCCAATCTTTACAGATGAGGATGAGAATTGGTGGTGTGAATTCTTAGAAGATAAGGGCGAGATAGTAGACGAGGAGGAGTGGGAATTAATCGAAGCTGAGCCTGTTAATCTTGCATCAGTTAGAAGCTACTCTGATCCTGACCTGCAGTCTGAAATGGATAGCGGCTTATACAAAATTAGATACGCATACTCAAAGAATCTAAGCGCTGATAGCAGAAAATTCTGTAGACAAATGGTAAGCGCTGCACGTAATGGATATGTATACCGTTACGAAGATTTAACTGCTATGAGTGCAGATACAAATACACTTAACGAAGGGTTAGCTAAAAGAGGTAGCACTACTTATGATGTTTTTTTATACAAAGGTGGAGTAAATTGTAAGCATCATTTTGAGCGTAGAGTATACTTTCGTAAGAGAGAGAAGGGCCGCTTTATTGCAGATAAGGGCTTAGAATCATCTGATGAAATTTCAGTATCTAAAGCAATCAGAGCAGGCATGCCTTTAAAAGATATAGCTAAAGGCTTTGCTACAGCTAACACTAACCCCTATGATTTGCCTAATAACGGCAGAGTAAATCCAATCTAATTAAACACTAAAACACCATGGCAATAGCACCCGAAATACTTTTTATTAACGAGGAATTCTTAAAGAAATATACTCAGCTCAACGAGGCTGTAGATACTAACTTAATCAGACCTGCAATTTACTTAGCTCAAGATAAGTATATTACTTTATGGTTAGGCACTAATCTTAGCAATAAGATTAAAGATGATATTTTTAATAACACTTTAGCAGGAGTGTATGAGACTTTACTAAATGAATATATCGTTAAGCCTACAGCATGGTGGACCATGGTAGAGCTTTACCCTATGCTGATGTATAAGCATGATAACGGTAACTTAGTTACTCGCCAATCAGAGAATACTTCACCTATCTCACAGAGTGAGCTTGCAAGCCTGAGAGACATGGCAAGAGAAAACGCTAACTACTATACACAAATGTTAGTAGATTACCTTTGCGCTAATAGTGCAAGCTATCCTGAATACAGCACTAACACAAGCCCTGAAAAGACACCGCTAAGAGTAGTGAATAGACAGAGCCAAATAATGTTTAGCAGAGGTGCTAATGATGAAGCTAACCCATGGTATCGTTTTTCTATTCGTAACTTTACAAACTAAGATGAAGCTAACAAAGGAGCAAATCACAAGACGAGACTATGAGCGAAAGCTTAAGGTCTACCTAAATAAACGAGATAAAGAATTAAGAAAGCATGAAAGCACTAACATCACAAGAGCTTAAGGCTCAATTTACAGAGCTTGGCTATAAGTGGCCTACTATTCACGTGGTAGGTATTAGAAGCAAAGCTAATCTTCCTAACCAATTTGATGATCTCATCGGATTGGTGCAAGGTGATCAGGTGAATTGGTACACCGGTACCACTAACCCAGGTACTTTTTGGCTTAATCATCCTATGAATAAATTAGGTACTGCTGTATTAAAGGCAGGGCAGTATGTAGATACCTATGTATTAGGGTTACATCAGGGCAAATACAACGCTTTAGTACAAGCTAAAAAGGTAACTGTATTTAGAGATAATGATAAGGATAGCATAGCTGAGGAGCAAGGCAAAGAAGATACAGGCCTATTTGGAATTAACATACACAGAGCTAACGAATCAACTGAATCAAAGAATATAGATAAGTGGAGTGCTGGATGCCAAGTGCTTAACAATAAAGCACAGTTTAAGGAGCTGATCCAAGCTTGCATTAAGAGTGGTAAGAAATCATTTACATACACACTACTACACGAGTTATGAGCAGCCATCAGCAAGAAGTAGCACAGGGAATAACCGGTACAATAAGCAGCATCTTACTTAGCGTTCCAGCATGGATGTTAGATGTAGAATTTGCCTTAAAGATATTTTGTTTAATCTTATCAGCAGGAGCATCTATCTATACCATTTACAAGATGCGTAAGAAAAGATGAAATGGTTAAGGAGTGTATTCAGTAATGAAGGTAATGCGAGCTCCAAAAGAGTAGCATCTATATTGGCATTACTTGTCTGCATTAACTTATCTTACATAGGCACGTTTACTGAATACAAATGTCCTGAATACATGTATGATGGCTTGCTAATTTTAGCAGGAAGTGGGTTAGGTTTAACAGTAATTGAATCTATCTTTGATAAAAAGAAATCCAATGACATTAAAGACGAAGGAACAAATTAAGTTAGCTGTTATTTTTGCATCAGGTGTATTCATCTGCTTACTTATGCAGCTTATGTACATCACAATTAAACAGGATAAGAAAGCTTTAGAGGGCTATGAGCGTAGAGCTGATAGAGCAACTCATGTGATAGATAGCTTAGAAGCTACTAACGTACAAAGAATGGCAGAGATTGCAGAACTCAATGAGCAGTTAGAACGTAACAAAGAAAGATATGAAGCAAACATTAGCGCTATTGATTCTCTTGATAGGAATGGGCTTAAGCGTGCCATGCACAATCTACTCTCAAGCATTGCCGGGGAGAGATACCCTGGTAACACTAACGACTGAGCAAGTTAGATCACTGCTAAAGCTTAAAGCCGAGAGAGATTATCTCAAAGTACAGGTAGGCTTATTAACGAAAAATGATAGCCTGCAAAGTTTTGTCATTAAGGATCAAAAGATTTCTATAGATGCTTGGGCATTAACTAACGAAAAGACTTCTCAGCAGCTACTTCAGGTGCAAGGCCAATTATACATTCAGACATCACGTAAAGAAGCTTGGCGCACAGCAGCGCTTATAGGCATACCTATCTCATTCGTAGGAGGTATTATCTTCACTAT